CCAGGAATCATTGGTTCATCTTGAGGAGCTTCTATTCTAATTGGTCTAGAAACAATAACATTTTCTTGAACTGTATTTATCTTACCTTCGGAAACATACTTTTCTTCAGCACTAGTTGTATATGTACCAAATATTAATGAATTAGTATTACTGCTAGTTAATCTAAAAGTTTTACTACCACATTCAAATTTTGGATTAACATCTACATTTGGATTTGGAATAAAGAAAGAACCAAGAACCGCACCAGTGTCGTCAGTTACTAATTTAACATCTACAATAGTTGCTTCTGCTTGACTTGTTTGTCCTCTTAATTTCATTCCAATTGCAACATATCCACTAAATTGTCCTTGTGGTTGATTAGATAAACTATAAGTATCAATATTAAGAATAGATGATGTTGAAGAATATGATTCTGAAATATTAGTGGTAGAATTATATGGGTTTATTGTATAGACATCAGAAGGACTGTTGTATGTTCCATACTTATGATTTTGCTGAGCAACTCTAAAAGTTATTTTTGGTAATAATCCATTGGAATCATCAAAACTACCTATAACAGTTTCTCCTACCTGAAAAACACCGCTAATCATAGTAATTTCAAGTAATTTTGGTATAATATACTTATTAGTATCAATACCACCAAAGAATGAATAAACTTTTGTCAATGGTTTTAATCTTTTAGCGATAAATTCAATATTTCTAGATCTCATATATGGTATTAATCTAGTATTAAGAACTACATCTCCGAAAGAAGTTCTTTTTTCTGATACGGCCCAAGTATTTGTTGCTGCATCCCAAGTAGCTCCAGCAAACCCCGTTTGTGGATCAGATTGAAGAATTTTTTGTATTTCAGATTCTTCTCTATCAACAAAAATAGTATTTCCAGTAGATCTAGATTGGTCTACCCAAACATCGGATGATGGTTGTAGGAAAATGGTTCCCGTATAAAAATCGGTAGTATATGGGTTTACATTTACTGCTCTTGATGCATATGGTTGATCAATAATTATAGACTCTGTGTAATCTAATGTTACAAGTTGTCCAGTTCTTTTTACCCCACTTCCAATTAAACTAGTATCTGTTCTTGCATCTGCTAAAGGATTTGCTTCTGTTCCTAACCCAATGGAAGAATTTGTTCCAAGTAACAGATCAACTGATGTTGTAAAATGAGTTGGTCTTAATTCTAAGTTATTAGGATCAATAGAATTTTTATAAACTGTCAATCTATCTTGATTATCATTTGAAGTAAAATTATCAACAAAAAATCCACATTTAAATCTGTTGCGTTGATTATCATCTAATGTTGAAAAATTAGAAGCATTAACCTCAAGTAAAGAAAGCGAGGTGTAATATTCTAAATTTTCAATTCTATCTTCTAGTTTACCAATATCTGACATCCTATATCTTTTATGTTCCTTTAATTCAATATTAATTTCATTCACATTAATAAGATATGGTTGTAAATATGCAGTGGCAATTTCTAGAACATCTTCATTGATAATTGGTGGTTGAGGAGTTTCTGCGGGAGTTCCTATTTTTAATTGAAATCCGCCAGTTTTATCGATAAGAATTTTATCAATTCTTGGAAGATAGAACGAATATGATAAAAGAATCGATTCATCTGATGCTAAAACATTGGAAGCAGAATTTCCGGAAGATGTAAAATTCCTTGCTAAAAATTCAAATGGAGATCTTGAATTTAAAGACGGTGAAATGGTAGAAACTCTTGGTCTAATATCTAAAATATCTGAGTTTCTTAGGGTATCATAAATATTTGTTATATTAGAATAATTAAATTGCTCATAAGAATTTACCGTTGTTATGTCACCAGTATCCGATGCGGAAAAACTTGCAGATTCATAAACAATTTTTAATTTTCTTATGGGTTCTTTTGAGTTACTATTTCTAATAATCTTAGAATAGTCATAAATAGTTTCCTTTTGATTTGAATCGAAAGCAAAAGAAGAACTAATATTTTTATCTCCAGAATTTATAACAGAAATAAATGCAGTAATTCCAGATTCTCCAAACGTTACTTTTTCACCTTCAATAAAACTATTTGAATTTAAATTTACAAATCCTATCTGTAAATCATTAATTTTTTCTACATATACTCCTACAGATTGACTGCGTTCTCCAATAAAAGATTCTCCAATTAAAAGATCTCCAGTTTTATTGGTTGGACCATTTATAGAAGTTAAAACAATAGATGGGATGTTGGGATCGGTTACATCACTTGATTCAAATATACCATAAACACCTGTTACATCAGATTCAAGTAAACAAATTTCTTCATCATGTACTCTAGTACCATATGGATAGTTTCCATATGTAAGACCATCATTTAAGGTAGTGGCACCAACTCCAGATGCAGAATATATTGATTTATCAACAACTATAGATTTTATTCTATTTCTATTTTTAATTTTTGATTTTACATTGTTTTTTCTAAGAGTAGCAATTAATTTTGCAGATCCACTTCCAGAAATACCATTGATAGTTAATGAACTTGATCCAGGACCAAAAGAAAATTTATCTTCAGTTAATGTTTCTGTTTGACCACTGCTCATTATTAAAACATATCGTTCTTCATCGAATGGTAAAAATGTCTCATTTGTTCCGGCATTAATCACTCCAGTAGAACTAGAGGTAATAGTAACATCAAACTGTTTTCTTATTGTTAAACTAGAATTAGTTAAATCGACGTTTGATACATATTGTTTTGGAAGAATGGTGTATAAAGAATTATCCTCCGATGATTGTAATGTTGTAGTTATGATTTTAAAATCTGAAGGATTAATTTCAACTGTCGGAAGATCGCCGTTACAAACACCAACAACTGATGTAACACTACTAATTCCTAATGTTCTATCAGATACTGAGGTAATTTTGGCGTAACTAATTGTAGAAATTCCGGGATTAGAAAATGCTACTAGATTTCCTGTAGTTACAATTCCGGTAAAAATTACATTAGAAGAAGTTACTGTACTAATTCCACCAGATTCTGCAGTTATCTTCACTTGCCCAATAAGTCCAGAAGAACTCTGAATCGTATCTGCATTAAATGTATATGCAGTTCCAACTACACCATAAATTGATTTTACATCACTTATTCCATATTCTTTTATTGATTTAGTTACTCTAGTGTTCTCTACGCCATCAAATATAAGTTTTTCTCCTAATGAAAATTTACCACTAGAACTATAAACCGTAATTGCTGTTCCTGCTGAAACATCATATCTAAGAAATCCCACAGCACCACTTTGCTTTCCTTTAATGTGAGTGGGAGTATTTAAAGTTATTGGTTCATTTAACTGAATAGTCGTATATGGTTGTATATCATACAGAGTAATGTCCCACTGATTTTCTTGTGGATTTGATGTGGTGTATGAACCAGATTCTAAAGCAAAATCATATACTCTAGCAAGACCAATTTCATTTCCCGATGAAATATGTGAAGATACTCCTATTCTAGAGTCTCTTAAACTTACATAATAAGTGGTAGCAATACTAACTATTGGGGAACCATAAACTCTATTAAGTGTAATTGTCGATCCAGTATAATAATTTATACTTTGATCTTCTAGGGTTTTCGTATTTCTTGGTTTAGGAAAATCTAAAAATGTTGGACTAATAGTTTCAATTTCAAATCCTCTAACATATGCTTTGAGGGGAGAAATATTATAAGTTGCAATATTTTCACTTGGAATATTATTATTATATGTTAATTGATCTGAATTGAAAATACCATTATTGCCTAAAAAATTATTAAGAGTTTCTTGTGCCTTTACAATAGGGGGATTTACATAATAGTCTCCAGATTCATCAAATGTTCTTCTTGCAAATTCTTGTGATAATACATTATATTCTACCTTACCTGAAATATTAACAAGTTTTCCTGCATTAATTTCTAATAATTGTATAAAATTGCTAGTGTCAGTCGAATCTAAAGGTACTTGTTCTAATTTTGCAAAAATTGAAAATCTGTCTGCTCCTGGAGCTGCATAGTTAGAAAACCCTTGAGAATTATCATATAAACTATCATCATCATATGATGTTTTAATTTGCTCAAATATTCTAAGACCTACTTTTGCACTCGGAATGTTTGAATACGGATCTAGGTATAAAATACTTGTAGGAACACTTACGAAGTGCCCTCTTATAAAATATATTCCTTCTTCTAAATAAACAGCAGATCCTACAGAGACACTATTTTGGGCAATAGTAGTTGCAAATCCTTCTCCCGCTCTAATTAAAATTTCGGAGGGATTCTCTTCATCTATGGTAGTTGGATCTAATACTAAAATGTCTTGATCTAATAATAAGTTTTCACCATCTATAAAAGTTTTTTGTGAATTATCTTCGTTTCCTGATGTTAAATATTTTACAAATAAAGTATTCTTACTTACACCGTTACCCGTTTTTAAATAACTTTCAATCGTAGCAGTAACACCACTCTGTTGACCTTTTATTTTTGTTCCTAATAAACTCTCAAGATAGATATCAGAAGGAAGTCCTTGATAATAATCATCTAAAATTACACTATTAAGGTCATTTTTATAAACTATATTTCCAGGAACAACTACAGAACCCTCTTTAAAAATATGATTTCCAAATTGTTCAATTTGATTTTGTAATATAGATTGTAATGTAGTTAATTCTCTTGCCTGGACTGGATATCCAGGTTTAAAAAGAACTTTATAATATTCATTATTAAAATCAAAGTCGTCAAAATAAGGAGATACATTAAGATTTGTTTCTTGAGGCATGGTGTTTATTCTTTAAAATTGCAAAATAACTTTGATGTCTTCTTTTTGATTTGTAGACCTTGTTATTGATGGTCTATTATCAACATAAATTATGTTACCAGAATATTTTTTAACTTCGGGATTTGATATTCCTTTAGTAAAAAACTGTCCAAGATAGTATGTTCTATTATTTATTACAGTAGATACGCCCGTAAAAGATGTATCTATTCCCAAAACTACACTCCCACCATTAATATTTAATGATCCTCCAGAAGAAGGATCTGATGAAAAACGATTTAAATTAAGACCATAAGTAGGCGAAACGTTTTGAGTTCCATCACTATTAAATCCAACTAAAGATTTATCTTGCCAATATTTTAAAATTCCAGTGTTCTTATCATAAGAAATTACTCTACCAACAGCGGTGGATGAGGTCCCAATAGTTTGGGTGATCCTGGAATCTGGACCAAAGGTTGCTGAATCATATCCATTTCCTGATAACTTAAGAGCATAAACTGCACTTACCTTCGGTTCAAACAATATTGAAGATGCTCCATAAACTTCTGGGTTTTCAATAATACCAACTCTAGCAATTTGATTTCCTGTTATAAAATCGGGATTTTCTGAATCATTTTCAATTCTAGAAAAAATTAATACATTTTTTGCTCCTAATTCCCTATAAATATCTGCTCCATGACCACCTTTTGGTGGTATAATTACATCAAAAGATGGAGTTGTTGTCCCAGTAGGAACCCCCCCAGAAACTAAATCAACTGATCCATAAGTATATCCAGATCCACCTTTAGAAACAGTAACTGAATCTATTTTAGAATCGTTATTGGTAATTATCGTAACTTCTGCTCCCGATCCATCACCAACAATAGGAACCTTTGTATATATTTTATTTGGGGGTCCAACTTTAGATCCACGATCTTTGATTGTTACTATTTTTAACTGTCCACTTGATATGGCATTATCTCTCACTGCAGCATTTTCCGCGTTAGTTTCCCAATTCTTTGGAACAGGAATAAAATTGGTGGAATCAAATTTTATAATTTCACTTGGCTTAATTGTATAAAGATATTTCCAAATATAACCATCTCCACTATCACCTGCAATTCTTGGTTCTAAATCTGTAAATGTTGGTTGGTCTAAAGATGGTCTTCCTGTAGGGTTTTCTGGATCAGAACCATTTTGAAGACATATATAAACTCTATAATCCTCACTTATTACATAATAATTGGCAGAATATAAACTAGTTGCTCCCGATGGTTTTGACGTGTTAGTTCTACTAACATCGTGTCGATACATATCATATATTGTACCTGAGGTCCAAAAATTTCTTTTTACAACTTGATTTATATCGCCAGGATAAATTTTTTTCAATCCAATCATTGTATCCCAATAATCATTCTCTTGCTCAAAGCTATCCTTTGGTGCTAAAGGACTAAAATCCCAATTAGAATAATAATCGGTAGGATTTGTCAAACCAACAAAGCAATAGTAAGAATTTACGGAAGAAGTTGCTGATGCTACAAAATTTTTTGCATTTAAAATTCTAAATTGATCAGTTATTATTGCGGACATTTTGCAGTTTTTTATTTATTTATTAGATATATTTTGAATAATTAAGAGGACTATACCTTTCCACAATTGGTGATGTTGAAATTCCAATTAATCCTTTATTATAAAATTCAAAATTTTTCGGATCTGCTCTAAATGGAGTTGAAATTCTTCCCCAACTATATTCTCCAAAAAAGTTACTATACCCTATTCCGGAAAGATTATTATAATTTTGAACACTCACAGTAACTTTAGCAACATAAGTAATCCCCATTCCAGAAACACTTGTTTGTGCTATTGAAACAGAAGCAACTTCATACACGTTATCCAAGAAAGAATTTCCAATAGAAACTATAGATCCATCATTTCTTAATGAGGTTACACCAAGTCCAACATTAGAATTATAGACTACGAAATAATATCCAGTTTGAATTCCACTTACAGTTATTGCAGAACCAACTATTGAAGAGTCTCTTAAAAAAGAATCTTTAGGAATAACAAAATCAAATATAATTCCAGTAGATGCAACCCCTACAGATACTGTTGAAATTCCAGAAATAATACCAAAATCTCCACTATAAGTAATAGATGAAATATCCTCCACATAACTAGAAACTTTGGGGCTTTCAATAAGAATAATTGGCGGATTCGTTGAAGTATATCCAAAACCAGGATGTAATATGTTTACTGAAGTAACGATCCCAGATGCAATTGATGTGGTTGCTGTAGCTTTCTCGTGCATCATTCTAAATTCAAATGAGGTTGTTTCTATCTCCATATTGGTAGTTGTAGTTCCAAGGCCAACCTCGCCAGAACCTAAAGATATAACTAGAGTTCCTGTAGGAACATACTCATTTTTAACTACCAGACCAGTAGTTATTCCTGAAGTGTTAATTCCTGTAATAATATTTGTACCGATGCCAATTGTACCTTCAGTTGATGCAATTGAAACAAAAGCATCAATATCAATTGGATTTGAAAAAACTACAGAAGGTGCAAAGGTATATCCAATACCACCATTTACAATAGACACTGATGAGACAGTTCCGGCAATAGAAACTATAGCAGTTGCAGAAGCTCCAACAACGTCATTTTGTGATATAATTCTAATCTTATTTTGTTTTGGTGAATTTTCTTTTAAGTTATCAAAAAAAGTTTTCACACTCTCAACAAAAATAATAGTGGATGCAGTTCCAACTGACTGTATGATTTTTGTGTTTGGGTAAATTAAAGGTTCATACCAAACTCTATCTTTTGTAACTGCTTTTCCGTCAATGAACAAATCCTCAGTTTGTTTGCACCAAATTAAAGATCTAATATAGTTTGTATCTTGATTTATTCCTGGTCCCGGATACGGATTAGTGTCGATACTATCAATAGAGTTAACTGACATTACAATTCTTTCATCTTCACTATAAGCATAATTATCATCATTCAATCTTACAGTATCTCCTTCTTTAATAGTTTCTAGAACATCAACATCAATAACATCAATTGATGAAGTCCCTTGATAAAAAAGTATTTTTGAAGTGTCTCCCGATTTTGGAGGCTCAGTAAATGTAATATAACTTCCACCAGTAAAGGTATATCCTTTGCCTGGGACTTGTAGTATATCATTTATGAATATTAATAGAGTCGCCTGAACATCAATAGTAGAACCCGGTTTAGATCTAATTGATTTTGGAAAACTGTTTAATGTAATTTGAAATGATGTAGTGTTTCCGTCAAATAAGGAATCGAAAGGATCAAGAACTAAAAGATTTCCCATATACCACCCAGAGAAACTATCAGTATATGTTCTATCTACAGTAAGGTTAAATTCTTTAAAAGATTCTGTGAAATTAGTTGGTATTCCAACGGTACCTCCAATTGATACCGTCAAAATTTCTCCGGGTTTGTATCCGTATCCAGAATTAGTAATTTCAAAATCTATTATACTAGATCCTTGCCCAACTAAAATATTAATCTCAGCACCAGTTCCAACTCCTATAGAAGATGAACTATATTTTAGTGGAATATTGGAATAACTTAATGGAGTATCAAATACTACAACGGGTGGGTTGGTAAAAGTATAACCAACTCCGGGATTTGTAATAGCGACACTTACAACATTGCCATTATTAATTGAAGCGATACCAATGTATGTTATATTGGTATCTGTCAAATCTTCTGTTTTAACCCCAACTCTCACTGTCTGAATACCAGAACGATATCCAGAACCACTATTTCCAATAGAAATTGAAGATATTGATCCGAGACCAGAAACAATTGCAGTTCCACCCGCAGAAACTAGTGGTTGATACCCAAATCCAGAAGTTGATGCAACAGAAACTATTACTCCCCCCAAAGGGACATTTGCGGTATTAATATCATATGGGTTTGATGAAATAGATCCAGTAAATTCAATAGTAGTTATTCCAACATTTTCTTTGAGGGAATAATCTCCAGTTATATTGACCGGAAAATTGAGTCTTTGTGGACCTTGAAATATATTGTTAATTAATATTATAGAATTATCGGTAGAAATATCACTTATATTAGTGCCTTTTGATTTTAATGTAAATGAAGTTGAATACCCACTAAAATTATCAGAAATATCATCAAAAATATAATTTTTACTATATGGATCAACATTAGTATTTGGAACTCCAGACCTCATAAATGTCCTTCCACTAAAGGTAGAAGAAGTGCTAATACCAACGTAATCCACCTCACTTGGAGATCCGGTATCAATTCCAACAGGTGTTAATCCATATGGAGGTGAAGCAAAATTAATTGTATTATTTGTAATATTATAATTTCCAACAATTTTCGTAATTAAGGACCCACTTGAATGTGAAGTGCTTATGGTTCCCATCCAGGATCTTCTTACCAAAAATGTATTAGTTGCTCCATATCCAACGGAATCTAAAAGCATTATTTCATCATTAATCTTTATCAAATCACCATTAAAAAATGAATTTGTATCAGAAACAAAAAATAAATTTTGAAATATTGAAACTTGATTTATAATTGAAGATGTAATTGCAGTTGAAACTATTGGAGATTGTATCACATTATCGATACTAATCAAAACTCTAGAATTTTCATTTTTTGAAGTCAATGAGTGCGATGTCCCTATTCCAACTGAAGAAATATTAAGTGGGATTGGTCTAGATTTGAGAGCATTTTCTGCAGTTGATGCGATCCTAATACTAGATTCATTAACTTTAATCGCATATACACTTGTTGGAAGTTTGTCCGTTAAACCTATCCCAGTAATAGATGTTGTAGCAATACCAATAGATTTCTGTGATCCAGTTCCAAGATTAGTATAAATTAATTCTTCTCCAGTATTAAAAAAATGACCAGGGATCTTAATTAAGTTTTTACTTATATCTACTATTGCTGGATTACTTCCATCAAAACTTTTCTTAAAAATAGGGCTTTGTTTATGAGTTAGTGGAAATTGTCGTTTAACGACTGAAAATGTTCCATCATAAGTAGAATAACTGCTATTAATTTGTGCTCCCATAATACTTACATCTTTGTGGTTTAAATTAAAAATAAATTGTATTTAGTAATTTTAGAGAATTTTGGAAAACTCTCACTTGCACATCTACATCTGGTATTGGAGTAAATGTGAGTTGAGTTTTTCCTCCTGAAATTGTGACATCGAAATCACCAATATTAGATCCAGTTTGCAGAATTCCAAAAATAGATAAAAATGGAGTTTCTCCATCATCTGCAACAGCAAGTTCTAATACCTGATATTGATCATTTGTAGTATCTTCTATACTTATAATATAATATGCACCAGAATATTCATTGGAATATTCGCATATAACATTTGATACCGGAGATGAACTTGATGAAATTAAAGTTATTTTAGATTCTAAGTTTGCTGCGGTTAGACTAAACGTAGATATTCCAATAGAAGAGGTATTTGCTATAGAAACCTGAATTGTATCGACATAGTAATTAACTTCGAGTTCATTATTGGGTGTAAAATCAATATTTATTTGAGAACCGGAGATGTAAGCATTATATGTACCTATTCCTATTGTTCCCACCGAATCCAATACATCAGTTGATAGTTGTCCATATTCCAATAATTCCACATTAGAACCATCATGTAAAACTGTTAATTCATCATATTCAAAATATGATTTATCTTCTGCGGCATATTGAATTAAAATTTTAGATGCTCTATATGTTGAAGCAATCCCAACTAACGTTGTAGTTCCCAATCCAGATTGAATTAATGTACTACTGCTAGAAATTTTTACACTATCCCCCAAGTCTATTGTTCCAATACCTGAGACATTTTCCATCATATCATACGAAAAAATGTTTATAAGATAATCATTAGTTTCATATTTTATTGGATAAAATAATAATTCTCCTTCAGAAAAATAAGTATTGAAGTCAAAAGAACCTAAATCTTTTACAGTTTCAACTCTACCATATTGATTTAAAAATCCAAAAATATCGTTATGAATCAAAGTTGCAATAAGAATCTGCCTTTCGTTAGTATATTTTCTATCTACAATATATGCAATATATTTCTTAGACCTTGCGGAAGATAGATTGAATGAATCCAATACACTATATGGTGTAGTTCTTGGGTTATCATTAAACTGACTACTAATATCATCAATAGTTAATACTTTATTTCCAACGGATTCAAAATAATCTTGTAATGTAACTGATTTTAATATTACCTCATCGGAAATAATATTAGAGTCTATTAAAATTGTTTTTTCTGATGCAAGATCATAATCATTATAACAATCCAACTTAATTTCATTTGTATAATCAACAATAGAAGTAGCATCTCCAAAATCTTGTTCTGTTGATATACCAGATGTAATATTTGATTCTATAATTAAATTGGAAAACTTTTTAAATCCAGCAGTATGATTTAAACTTGTTACTACATCTTTCCAATCTTCATATTCTATTTTTGATTTTATGTCATATGAAAAATATTGATAATAATCACTGTCGTGAAGTCTTTGGAAATTATTATTTAAAAATCCAGACTCATTTTTCCATCCCTTTCTAACAATAGATGAATTAGATACATTATAAGATGCATCATATCCTAGGGCATATTCAACAATTGCTTTATGATTTGAAGAAGAACCAACAATTATATCGTTGGATTTAAAGAATTCAGATGATGTTACAGTTAATATTTGGCTAGATGAATCCCATGAATCAACTACTCCACTGGAGTTTGAAGTGAATATTACTTCATTATTGAAAAATTCATTTCTTTTCAATGTTATATCAAATATTGGAAAGAATTTTTGTGGTGTTATTCTTCCCGAAGAGTATACTGGAGAAAATGTTCCTGGATTTTCTCCTGATTGCAAATAATCTTCAAGACTATAAGTTACTGTTCCATTTGCCCCACCAATAGCAGGATTTACTGAAGTTAGTGTAAATAACGCATATCCATACGCAGATGAATTGTATCCTTTTGAATCAGTTTGTATACCAACGCTCGTATTTTCAATTAAAACTTTATCTCCCTCAGAAAATGGATATTCGGAAATAGAACTATAACTTACTGCCAAACCTACAGTAACTTCTTTAGTGGAATTGTTAAATTCAATAGAACTAATACGAATTCCATTTGAGTTGTTTGTTGGAATGATCCTAGGAATAGCATTATTAATTCCTTGTGTATTTTTAATGATAGTAACTTCTCTATCACCGAGTTTATATCTTAGATCAACATCATTAACAACATTATTTGTAATTCCGTCGAATGCAATTAAGTTTGGTGGAACATTATAATTTTTACCTAAAGAAGAAATACCTATTTTACTAAAAGAATATAGTGAAGATAATTTTAAAATTTGAGATATTTTTGCGGTTGGACGTAGTGTTTTATCCGCAGAATATTCAAATCCAATATCTTGAATCTCTGTCGAAAGAATGCTTCCAATACTAGAACTAAATGGTTCTAATACTGCACCATATCCACTTAATGATGTTATTGTCGTAATTCCTGGTAAATTTTTGTATTCATTACCGGGATAATTAACATTAATGTCTGCAATTTCACCAAAAGCAGTTAATGAATTTGTTTTATATGATAATGTTGATTCCGAGGAATTGTATAATATTTTTTCTGGTTTTGATGCCAGATTATAGGAAAAAGTATAAGTACTAATTCCAGATACCCTATAATTTCCACTATAAAAACTATTTTTTATCATAATTAAATTATTATTAGAAATATTTTCCGAATCAGAAATGATTTCTAATTTTACTTGATCATTTTTATCATAATCTACAGGATCTAACTTATAATACAATATTCTTGGTGTGGAATCACTTAATCTGATGGTAACACTAGCATTAGTATCTACACCAACTCTTCCAACTCGGGTTACATGAAATGTATTAGTATCAATTTTAGAATTAAAAATTTCCTTAAACGAAGAATCTATGTAAAAATTGAAGTCAAAAGCAGAATAATCTGTAGAATTTCTATTATAAGACAAAGATTTATCCGACAAATCAAAAACAATACTCTGATTTGCAAACAAAGTAATTCCCGGATTTATTAGTGATATACTTCCTGATGAGGAACTAGTTATGTCTATGCATACTGGTTTATTCAAAAGCGCATTATAATATGTTTCGGATAACTTAAATTTATCATTGTCAATTTTTACAATAAAGTAAATTTCATTGTCTTTTAGTCCTCCAGATGCAGTTGTTGCAGTGTGAATAATTTTTTGACCAGTGGTAAAACCATGTTGTTGTATATTGATAGTATCATTTGAAGTATCAACATCTCCAGAAGAAAAATACTTTGAATTTACAACCAATCTTCTATGATAATCACTATATTTAATAGTATAGGTTGTGGAAATTCCAGATAAACATGACATTAAAACAGAATCTCCGACATTTATTCCATGAGATGATGCTGTAGAAACAGTAACCAAATTTTTATTGACTTGGCCAGTAATTACATTACTATATTTTGTAGTAAAACTGTGAATTTTCCCATATCCAGCATTAGTAAAATATAAAGTATTTGTGGTAATGGAACTATCAATACCAACAAAAGATCCAGTAGAACCAAGACCAACTTTATAAGTAGAAATTCCAATTAAGTTGTCATTAATTTTAGATGCATATACAGTTTGGTTATCAATAAGTTGAAATATAGAGGATCCTGTAGATACTGTTATTGGAGTTCCACCATTTGAAGAATATATTAACTCATCTCCGGTCAATAAATTATGATTTGGTAAATATATTGATTTTGTTGGTATGAAAAATGAAGTTATTCCAGACCCTGGATTTGAAAATACTAATGTTACCCCAATACCAACTCCAAATGATGTTCCAATACCAACAGACTCCTGTGGATCAAAATAAAATTGATTATTAAGATTATATTGAAGTTGGTCGGAACTTACTTTAGATTCAAAATAAAATTTTCTAGGATTACTGTAAATAATAGATGAAGCAGTATGCGATGATCCAACGGTATCTCCCTGCTCCCTTATTACTCTTATTCTAGAAGATTGTGAATCAACATTTAACACTTTAACTTTTTCGGAGTCAATTTGCAATATATCATTTTCTCTAATTGCATCATATGTCAATCTACCGACTATATTAAAATAAGTAACAATTCCAGTTGCTGCTGGTGTACCAATATTTGTGAGGAGAATAAACGTTTCTGATTTTACTCCAATGTTATTATGAATTCCGCCCAAATTAGATGCAAAAGTATTAAGACCTACTATGGTAATTGTATCTAAATTTTGTAAATTATGCGGAGAACTCGCAAATCCAATATAAGAATTTCCGCTAGATGATGGGAAAAATTCAACATTGTCAATCGATATACTTTCGCAACTAACTTCTGTTACTTTTTTACCTTTTACTAATCCTACTTCAGCAGATACTCCTTGTCCTCCTGAATTTTTATTGTCAAAAACAACTCTGTCACGAACTTGATAATCAAATCCTCCAGTTTTAATTCCTATGTAATTAACATTTCCAGATTTAACTTTTTTAATTAAAGAATTTTGTTTTTTTATCTTATTTGGATTGAGAATAAAATCATAACCACTATTTTTATTAGTTAAATTATATGGGGTGGTATTTCTTAAGAATGTTGTTTCATTTAAATCAATAACATCTTGATTTGAAGATGGTAATATATTATAATCGTTAAGTTTTGATTTAAATTTATCCCCAATGAAATAAGGAAAAATTGGTTTTCTAAAATTATAAAATTTTGAATTTATATCGTTGTTTACTGTAGAATCAATAGAAGCAAAATACGCATAAATTCCATTTGGAAAATCTGGTGTTATGCAAAATCTTCCATTATGTTCATCAAGATCTCCACTTCCCTGATATTCATAGTCTTCTACAAAAAACCCAAGAGGGAAAATGGAAATTGGTGGTCTATTTTTCTTTAAGATCCTAGAATATCCGGTTTCTAATAATTTTATTTTACCTCCATTAGTGGATTCATATCCATATGGACCATAAATTGGATTACCATCATATGCCCATCCTATAATAGGGGAATGTCCATTTGATAGGGTCTCTTTATTGGAATCAATAATTAAATCCGGGGAATATTTATCTTGACCATTTATTGTTTTTTTAGAAAGAACAATTTGTCTTAATTTTCTTGGCGCATAAAGATGTGTGTACTGTAATCCATAATCAGAATTAACACCTTTATTAATAAATCCATCATCATCAGTAATTTGATTTGAATTAATATTTCTTTCAACTAAATTAATTGTCCACTTACTTATATCACATTTAAATTGAGCACCAGAACCTGCAGAAATAACTTTAATGGAAGTTTTCTTTGTTTCATAACCAATCCCACCATAAATTACTTTTACCTGAGTTAAAGAACCATTAGAAATAACTGGTGTTAAAACTGCATTAGATCCAGGACCAGAAATTATAAATGAAGGTGGAGAATTATATCCAGATCCGGATTTAATAACTAAAACTTCGACTATTTTTCCGTTTGAAATAACTGGCAATACTTCAGCACCTTCTCCACTCTGAAGATTAATTGATGGTTGCCTATTGAAATTAATAATTTCAGATGACCCATATCCAACTCCATTATCTTCTAAATATATGGATTTAATTTCACCCCTAACTATTGGTTGTAAAATAGCATTAAAGTTTTGATTTGTTCCTGTAGAAATTCCAATTACACCATCCACGGTCACTTTAATTGGAAGATGATTGAAAATATGATATCCCGTACCAGTAGAGGTAAGATTTATGTACTGTTTTGTTTTTAAATAAAAATCTGAAAGTGTGGAAATTCCAACTACAGCAGAACCAATACCAATAGTAGTTGAACTCCCAACTGTAGATAATTTAAAAGAATCTTCATCAACAAATGTCACATAATATGATTTTTCAGTCGATAGTCCACTCGCCACCGTGCCTGTAGTGGAATAATTAATAATATCTCCAGTTTTATATCTATGATTTTTTGCAATAATAGTATTTGAAAATGTATTTATCCCTGCTGATGTTACCGAAATTTTTCTATTTCTATATCCAGATCCATTATCTTGAATAATAATAGAAGAAATCTTTTTCTTTAAATTAAAAGATAAAATTCTTTGTGATCCTACTCCGTAAGAGGTTAAATTTATTGTATTAATTCCAGAAATTGCATCATTATAATTTTGATGTAATTTTATATTTAAAGAATCTTGAACAGATGTATAATAAACAGAGTCTGTAGACAATCCACCTATTACTTGCTGTCCATCTGGTTTGTATATTATTTTCTCACCATCTCTAAATTTATGATATGTAGAGAAACCTATTTTACTAGTTGGTAAATCTACTTGTCCAGAGGCACTAAAAGAAACGTGGTGTTCGAACTCAAAAAGTTGTGCTTTTGCTTTGGCACCGAAACCATTCCCTCCAGTTATTGTGACAACTGGTTCTGTGATATAATCAAATCCACCATCAATTAAACGAATCTCTTCAAATTGTCCTTCAACTTCACAATATCCAGTCGCTCCAAATCCAACAGAATCTGAAATTGAAAGAATTGGTGGGTTTATGACGTCATAATTTGACCCAAAAGATAGTACGTTAATTTTTTCTAGTTTACCGTAAAAAATATTATCTTTAGATTTATAATTTAAAATTTCAACACCATTAACTAAAATACCAGTTGGACCAGGAGAAGTAATTTGCGAATTTTCTGAATTTTTCGGTAAAGAAATATTTCTAACCAATTTTTGAGTATTTAATAATTGATTAGATAAATCATTTAAAACAATTTTATTGTCTGATACAGTGGTACTAAATGATAGGTATTTTTGATTATAAAGATTATTTTTACTTCTTGACAGTTTTATAGAATAATTATTAATTCTTTTTACGTAATATATCCCTTCATCAATTCCTAAAGTATTTGTTTCTGATTGAGGGGTATAATATACAACATCTCCTGTGTAAAATCCATGCTCACCTATATCAATAGTGGTTCCTTCATCTAAATTAGAATAATTATCTGGAGTAAAAGTCCCAGAGATAGTTGAAATATTATTTTTAACCGTTAATTGCTGATTTAAATAACTAGGTAAAGACGATGACGTAACATAGAATACTCCATCTTTATCTTGATAGATATTTTGAACATCTGTACTATATTTACTAGACTCTGGAAAATTTAATAAATTTGCTTTTTCAATTAACTTTTGAATTTTATTTTTTTTGGAAATATTTAATTCTCCTTGTCCATTAATTACAAATGTGTTTTTATTTAAAATTTCAGAAATATAAGAAATTATTTCTACTCCATCTGTAAAAAATAATTTTACTTTATTTCCAGTAACAAAATTATTATCATCAATCGTTGATACTCTATATGAATAATTTAAATTATCAATAAGTGTTATTGTATCAATATTATAAGATGTGGCAACATTGAATATCCAATTATTTGCTTTAACTTCGTCAAAATATTTTCCTAAAGTTTGTATTTCTATTTTTCCATTTTCTTTATAAAATTTTGTGTTTGGATCAATTTCAAGATCAGAAAGAACGCCAGTGACTCTGACTTTAATTTTATTTTCGGTTCCAAATCCAGAGTATCCATATGCATATGAATCAATTCTTAAATTTTGCCCAGACTCCAATTCTTGATCAATTCCTGAACATCCATAAAACTGCGTGTAAGATTTTGATGAATAATTGATAGTGACGGAACTTCCATTATCAATATCTGCAATTATTGTACCTGAATTTGGAAATCCTACCGTAGAATCGACATCAATAACCGTTTCTCCAATAGAAACTGGAGTAATTAATTTTGTTTGGGGGTGAATTGAAAAATTTCCAAATACGGAACCTTCTACGTTAATATCTTTATTGTAATCATAGTCCAAACTAATTACATGATAAACTTCAGAATTTCTTATAATTTTTTCAACATTATTGATTGAAGCATATGCTTTTGGGAAATTATTATCTTCGTCCTGATATAATGTTCTATTATTTAAATCCAGAGGATTGCCTTCAAGAGATTTGACTACTAAATCTTTTGTAATGCGATATTGTGCATTTGATGGAATAAAAAGATAGTCACTGGGTTTAATAACTTCAACATCTTCGCCATATAAAGATCTGAAAAGAATCTCAAATGATTGATCCGTCCCTTTTGACGAATAAAAATCTTTGGATTGCTTGATAAATAAATTTTCGTTTAAGTCTGAGTAAAAACTTCTATCTTCAAATCCGGGGACAAATTGTTTTTTAACTTTTTTATAAAATTCTTTGAGAAAAAGTATACTTAAATTAGATACTAAAGAACCACTTAAGTGCTCTTCAGATGTTGTTTTTGAAAATAATAAACAATCTGGTTTATTTGGATTCTGATAAGAAGTAACTCCACTAAATCCTCTAATACAACCAGTAAATTGTGGGTTGTCTATTGTAAATTTATAGGTATCATCTTCAGAATATCCATCTAGAGGATCATTACTCTTTATTGGAGTTTCTGAAAGAATAACAAAAGTAGGATATACCGAGACTATGGTTGGAACTATTTTTACGTTATCAATATTAAAGGGTCTATTTTGATATTCTTCTCCAATTCCAGAAACATATGCAATTGTAGATCCTATGGAAATTTGACAAGATCTAGAAATTAAATTTTGTTCTTTTCCTGTATAAGTAATAACCTCTGATCCAATTTGTAATAATCCATAAGATTCTGGAAATCCTGATGTAGAATAAGCACTAATAGTGCTATCACTAAAATTGACATCAGATGTTAAAATAGTAGATTCTGTAATATTAGTTAATTGATCTAATTTTATATACTGATCAATATTTTGTATAATATCTAATGTGCCACTTTTAGATTCTAAAGATGTATAATACTGAGATAAAAATTCCTTTACAAGAGGAAATTCTTCTCTAACAAAACCAGGAAGTTGATTTTCAATTATTGAACTAATTTTAACTTTAGTATCTACCATGTCTTTATTGTCTTATGCGAAGTCCATTTGTGTAACTTGAGGTAACATCATATAAAGAAGCGGAAACATCAGCTCCTGAAGAAATATCATCAGTTTTCATATTTAAAACAACCTTATTTATATCTAGTTGCAAATAAAGATCCTGTTTTCCAATAACATCATTTGAAACTGGAATTACTGAAATTTCAATAATTGATTCTCCCCCAATAGATTTAGAAGTTGAAATTATATTGATAGGATTTAATAAAATTTCACCTTTTTCATAGTCAATCGTACCTATATTACTTTTTTTAATTATTGGATTTTGAAAATCTGGATTTGAAAATAAAAATAAAGTTCCAGTTTTTTTATCTATATTTGGTTGATCTCCCAAATATACTGTTTCTGTAATTCCACTAACATTAAATCCAGATGATTTGATGTTATAACCTTCCATAGTTTTAATATGAAAAGCATTTCCATAACAAATTTCATATTTAGCAAATTGATTTAAAGCAGCCCTTAAATCTCTTCTAATTTGAATTTTTGTAATATTAGATGTAACAGATTCATGACTATCATCGACAATTTTTTGAAATTTACTATATTTAAATCTAGCTCCATTTTTATTTAATTCAGTGGAATTAGCATATGAATTTATATTATTTGATATTAATGTTCTTACGAATTCTGAGTCTGGTGCAAGATTTGAATTATAGTATGCAGTTATATCTGCTTCCACGTACAAATATTTTAAGTCTATAATTTCTGGTATAATTCCAGCAACAGCATATTTTCTCAATTCAGTTTTTAAATTATCTTTTATAGAATTTGGAACAAATGGGCCAAAAAATGGTTTAATGCTAATAAAAACTTTTCCATACTGTGGTGGATTTAATTCTTCTCCACCGTATACGGATACTGATTGCGCCTCTGGATATATTTTTGGAATTAATGTAACATAATCAGAAGATGTGACCGCTCTATTTTGTGTTGAATAGAATGATGTAGCATATTTTTTTATTGAATCTATAGATTCAATTTCTTTTCCACCTTGAGACGTAACATTTGTAGTTATCAGTGAAATACCAGTCGTTACTAAATTATTATTATTGTCTACGATTCTCCCATTAAAATTAAACGAAGAAATTCCGTTACCATTTTCTCCATTAGTGGCGATGTATGAAACATCAATATAATTTAAAGATTGAAGTTTTTCGCCAAATATTCCGTCACCAAAAATTAATTCATATCTTTGATCTTCGACTTCTTGTAAAAAGAAAACTCTTGACAATGAAGTAACATTAAACAAACTATTAGAAAGAATAAACTTTCTTGAAGAAGTGCTAGATTGAGTATCCTTTATTGATATTGAGATCGTTGAAGTATCAATATTGGGATTTTCGAGAATATATCTTTGTGGTGGAGCAGGATTCTCTGACTGAACAATAAAATTTGTGGTTAAAAATGTTCCTTCATATATGACAACATTTTCAAAAAAAGCAATATTATTTACGACAGGAACTGTTACATCACTTGGAATTGCAAAAGTATAACTTTCAGATCCAAAGGTATTCGATGATGTACAGACTAGTCCTTTTTTAAGAGTTAATGTAAGCGGATTGGATTGAAAACCTGTAGTATCTACAAAAAAAGAAATGGTTGCTCTTGCAGATGTTCTTGATCTTGGAATATATCCAACATTTCTAGCAAGAGATACTACGTTTTCTCTTAAAGTTGCACTATCAATGAATACCTCATTGCTAATCATATTAGCATTATATGAGGAAATGTATGTATTATATGCTAAAACATCAATTATTGTTGAAAGATTGGAACCTTCAAAATCATAATCAGTAAAATTCGAATTCGATCTGAGGTAATCCTTTATCGAAGTCTTAATTTGATCGAAATCTAAGTTGGTAAAATTAACTAATGCCATTATCGTGTTGGCTGTAGTGCAAATGATAATTGTTGAGGAAGTGCATCAATTCCTACTATAAAATAATTTATGGTAACATTAAAATTATTGTTATCATAATCTGGATCAATGATGACATCAATCAAATCAACTCTTGGTTCATAATTTCTAATAGTATTTTCTATTTCATCTTTAATAACAGAAGCAGAAATATCATCAATATTTTCAAAAAGAGAGCGACTTACTTTAGAACCCAAATTTTGATTAAAAAATCTCTCTCCGGGAGAAGTAAGAACTAAATTACGAACAGAACGGGCAATAGCATTTTCATTTTTTAATCCAATAATATCATAGTTAATTGGATTAACTTGAAATGACATACTTATGTCTTTAAATGCTTTACTTACCCGCTCTAGAGGCATAAATTTTATGAAATCTATATTATTTATTCGGGTTTTTCAATTCGTATAGTGGTTCTGTTCCATATTCCCAATCATCATAGTCATCATCATTACGAAATTGTGAATGAATCTCATTTTGAACATGAAAATCGTGTTTTTTTGGCGTCAAATCGTCATTTGCAATCTCACGAAGCATTTTTTGCTTGTCAACTTTGGATTCCCAACCATATTCACTAGACAAATACTGAGTTCCCCACTCATTTTTCATGAAATTTTGATCTTTATCGACTTGTTTAGTCATTTTTTGCTCCTGATACGTTATATCAGAACTTTTTACGGGGTTTCTATCCCGTTATTTTCAAAAATCGATATAAAAACCTTTTCTAAGATAATCTTGGTCCTCTATAAAAGTTAAATTTTCTATTTTCTTGACGTTTTCTTCTTT